TGAAATTCCACGCTACTCGCCAGCCTCGATGGAGGTGGAGATGCAAATCAGACAACTCGCCAATAAGATAACTGGCAGAGCGACATCGCCCGAGGATGCGGTTGAAGCAAACAGCATTCGCCAGCACTTGGTCAATCAGTGGCTTAATGGATTCAAACAGATTTTGAATCGGGTATGGTGTCTAGACAGAACTTACGGCGGTCCACAAATTTGGTTTCGGGTAACAAATAATGAACAGGGTGCGATGCTCATGCTCGATGAGACTGCCGAGGTTTATGATTTTAATATCACATGGAACTCGATGAATCAGGACGAGGAGAGGGTTCTTCAGAAGCTCGATACTGTTGGTAAATTAATGTCAACTTATGACCGGCAAGGAGTTGGTCGATATGATGTATATCTTCGTAAAGTTTTGGAAGCAATCGATCCTAACTTAGCCGGTCAATTGATCGCCCCAGTTGAAGAAGCAACCGACAAGGAAATTCAAGAAACTTCAGCCGACATTGCCAAAATCGCATCGGGACAAGTGGTTAATGTACCTCAACAGGGTGTAAATTCTCAACTTCGTTTACAGAAGTTACAAGAGTACCTTCAGGGAACTCCCGAAGTGCCAGCAACCGATGTACAGCAAAGGATGCAAGAGGATGAGAACTTCGCAAAGAGACTTCAGACATATGCGGGACAGCTCGAAATGATGCAAGCCCAGCAAAGAAACGCAATAATTGGCCAGCTAGGTACTCCTCCTGGCAATGTACCAGGTACATCAGTAGCCGCTTAAATAAAAAGGAAATATTATGCCATACGGAAAAGGAACATACGGATCGAAGGTCGGAAGGCCGTCTAAAAAAGCAAAAGCAATGGGTCGGAAAAAGATGCCTAAGAAGAAAATGCCTAATAAAAAGTGAGTAAGGTTTACCGAGGAATTACATTCGCCGGATATTCAAAACCCAAGCGAACTCCCAACCATCCGACTAAATCTCATGTGGTTTTAGTTAAAGATGATGGGAAGGATAAAATGATTCGCTTCGGCCAACAGGGTGCAAAGACTGCGGGCAAACCGAAAAAGGGTGAGAGTTCGGCAATGAAAAAAAAGCGGGCATCGTTTAAAGCCCGTCATAGGGAGAATATTGCCAAGGGTAAAACCTCGGCGGCCTACTGGGCAAACAAGGTGAAGTGGTAAGATGGCCAAGGATGCTTGCTACAAGAAGGTAAAAGCTCGGGTAAAGGTATTTCCATCCGCCCGAGCATCTCAGCAGATTGCCAAATGTCGGAAGGCGAAGGGACAGGTCAAAAAGTCTCCGGCTGGATCTTCGTTAAAAAGATGGGGTGCTGAGAAGTGGAAAGATACACGGACCGGCAAACCATGCGGACAGGGTAAGGCGAATGAATACTGCCGCCCGACTAAAAGAGTTTCGAGTAAAACGCCCAAGCTACAATCGGAGATGAGCAAGAGCCAATTGAAACGGAAGAAGGCGGAAAAATCAAAAGTTGGCATGGGCAGAAGAGTTAAACCAATAAGAAGGAAAAAATGACACTAGGTGATGCAATAAACGGCCTCGGCGAACAGACTGAATGGCTCGTAATAAAGGACTTTATTAAAGAACAACGGGATATGTGCCTGGTCGATTTTCAGGACTATACCCATGTCGATAACCCGCAGAAACTCGCCCGACTTAGCGGTGAAATTGCTGGCTTAACTCGAATAGTAGAAAGTTTAGAAAATGCCGAAACTGACCCCCCATCAACAATTTAAAAACGAACATCGGGCTTTGCTTAATCGCTGGCTCGAGGAGTCGGACATCGATGACCAGGAGATGGCACAGATTGCCTTAAACGATGTAGAAGAGTGGATGGATGAAGAGGTTGTCGGTTTTGACTCCGACATCGACCTCGAGGATGGCTAAACGACTAGGTTATATTTACGAACAGGCTTTTTTTACCGAATCGCTTCGTCATGGCTTAGAGGTATTTGTCCCATTGGGTGACCATTTACCGGTGGACTGCATAATCGTAAATTCGGCGGGTAAAAAGTTTAATGTTCAAGTCAAAGGATCGTCTCAGGCGAGGTCGGCAGAAAAGAATAATGGATCGTCACGCTACAAGTTTTCAGCCACTACTGGTCGGACTGTAAAACAGCCCCTTGACTGCACAAAGGTCGATGTGGTGGCAATTTATTGCGCTGACATTGATACTTGGTATCTGCTCCCATGCATGGCAATTGATGGAGCATTAACAGTTGCGGTATATCCGCACAACCCCAATTCCAAAGCCAAGCACGAGAAATATCGGGAGAATTGGGAAATATTTAAAACTGCCTGAAAAATTTTCTTGGCCCCCTGTCATAATGGGATGTGGCGTACCATATCGGTACGCAGAACAACGCAAGAGTGCGAACTTTAAACGCAGAATTATGGCAGATACAGATATTAGCGAGGCTCCGGCTGATTCGGGAGCAGAAACAACAACGCAAAGCATTACGACCCTCGAGGAGTTAACGGCATCATTCGTTGACAAAGTTGAGGAGAGTGAAGCGAAAGAGGAATCTGAAGTGGAAGTTGGTCCCGAGACAACTACCGCAGATGCAGAAACCGACCAGGATACAGATGTTCTTTTACAGTCAACCGAAACCGAGGAATCGGAGGAGGAGGAAACGGAAGAGATAGCCGAAGAGGAGGAGTCAGGATCGGAAGAAGCTGAACCGCCCAAAGCTGTTGGCAAACTGCTTAAACAGATCAATAAATTGACTGCGCGTGCAAAGGGAAGCGAAGAAACAGTCGAAGCATTACAAGCTCAAATCGAATCCCTAAAGGCTAATCCACAGAAGCAATCGGAATCGAGTCAGCCAGCCCTTGAAGAAGTCCAAGATTTTCAATCATTGGAAACCTTACGGAAGGAAGCAATCGCCGCCAAAAAATGGGCATTACAACACATCGGGAAAGATTTTATCGAAGTCGATGGGAAGGAATATGCCGATGAGGATATCAGAAATATTCTTACGCAAGCGGAAGATTATCTGACCGAGAAAATCCCCGAGAGGGCACAATATCTCCAGTCAAAATCGCAATGGCAACAGGATACGATTAATGCTCATCCGTGGATTTCAGAAACAGTCGATACCGACATCGCCGAAGAACGGAGATCCGTTTTAGGTCAGATAAAAAGTCAGTATGCGGACATTCTAAAATCCCTACCTAATGGTGATTTCGTAGCGGCAACACTCGTTCGAGGAGTTGAAGCAATTAAAGCGGATCAGGCGGCCAAGACGGCCAAGCCTAAAGCCAAGAAAGTAGCCAAAGCACCTCCGACAACGATGGGCGATTCATCCCCACCGGTACAGACCTCGGCCTCTCGTCAGACTGCAAATAAACAGAAAATTTTGGAGCGTAAAAACCTTTCGGTAAACGATCTCGCCGCATTCTTAGCGGACTAAAAAAATTTAAAAATCTTAAAATAAGGAATATATAAAATGGCTATAGCAACCTCATACAATGTGTTAAGCACTAAAGGTAGTAGAGAAAACCTCGAGAATGTGATGAAAACGGTTTCTCCACAAGAGACTCCAATTTACAGCACGATTTCACAATCAGCCGCTCCAAAAGCGACTCTTAACGAATGGTTAGTTGATTCACTCGCTGATCCCGCTGGCTCAAGTGCCGCAACAAACGCAGACGGTGTTGATATTACTCTGTCAAATGCCGCTAACTTAATTGACTCAAGAGCGAGGCTCGGAAATAGGGTAGCCACACTCAGAGATATCTTCGCAGTTTCTCGTCAGGCTGAAATGGTAGATGTTGCTCCTGGTGGATCGCTCTTTGCGGCCTCAACTGCAAAATCTTTAATCCAGTTAAAGAATAGTTTGGAAGTGGCAATCGCTTCAAACAACGATCAAGCCGCTGGTGATGCAAGTAATGGTGCGACTATGTGCGGACTTGGAATTTGGTCTGACCCAACTGCAACCGGTAACACTTTCGACACATCCTTGAAACAAGGTTTCCGTGCAGTAAGTGGTTCCCGTGTAAGTCTTGCAAGTTTGACTGAATCCGCTTTCCGTGGATTGCTTCAAGCTGTTTACACTGCCGCTGGTTCTAAAGGTTCTTTCAAACTTTTTGGAGGTCCATCAGTCGTAAATAAAATTACTGACTACACAAGATCCACCACTGCAAACAGTGACTTTAACTTCAATCAGGATGTTAAGGATGGTATCTTGAAATTATCAGTCGTCCAATATATTTCGGACTATGGTGTAGTGGATATCATCCCTACTTTGTGGAACGGACGTCGGGATGCTGGAGCAAGCGGAACAAGTACAGCACTTGGAACTGTTAATACAGATCGAGGATATCTCCTCCCATCTGATGACACTGTTTCCTTGAAGTTCTTGGAAGGCATGACTGTTCAGGATTTACCTGACAATGGTGCTGGAAAAAGGGCATTCACAGAGTGCATGGCTACAATTCGTGTATCCAATCCACGCGCTTTGGGTTCAATCGTTTAATTTGGTTCATTAGTGTTATTTGGGGAGGCCGGTTGGATAGTGGCCGGCCTCCCTTTTTTCTTTAGAATATGAGTCTCAATATAATAGTAAAAGGCGGAAAAAGAAGTGGTGGAATGTCGGGCGAAGAAATGGCTCAGTATTTAGCCAAGAAAGTAGACCAACAAGCCGCCCGTGAAAAAGCGGGCTACAAGCAAAGAGCATTAGCCGCTCGTAAATACGGCCAATCTGTTAGCGGAGGGAAGAACTTCCGAGCAGTTCGGTCCGTAGATTTAGTTACATACATGAGGCATGAACAGGAAAGACCGGGCTGTATGTCCGATCCTGAGTACTCGAAAGCCTTCGCAAAATCCAACGAAGAAACGGTAATCGGAAGTTGAGAACTGTAACTTACACCGAGCTTAAAAATCGATTCACCTCGGCTATCGGGGTGGATACTTTATTATCGGTTGAAGAAACTGCATTCAAGAACTCGTTAAACGACCGAGTAAAGGGAGCATGGACCCGCGCACAATGGCCCGAGTTAATGACAGTAGTAGAGAAATCTGTTGCCGCTGTCACCTCGCCAATCGTGGCAGACAAAGCCGTGCAAATAGACAACGATGCAAATCTGATGGATGTGTTTTCGGTCTTCGATAAGAATCCATTATCGGATCGAACAGCATTCAAATTGGATTACAATTTAATCAATGGGTATTTAGTATTACCCGCCAATTCGTCTCAAAGTTCAGTCTTCGTGATGGGCAACCAGGTAACTCCCTCGAGTTATGGTGAGTCAGGAGATCCTGACCTTCCAAGGTTCTTGGAGAGGTACTTATTGGCCGGTTGCATAGCCTCGTATTATCGGGAGGATGGCCAGTTGGAAAAGAGCCTTCAGCAAGAGGCATTAAGTGAAGAAATCTTGGCACTCGAAATCGACCGAGTCGAGAGGCTGGAGGGAATGAATAAAATATCGGTCAACACTTACCCGAGCTATTCGTTCGGAGTGAATATTTTAACCACAACATAAAAATAAAATGGGTATTTCAAGTATAAATGTACAGAACAGCATGGGTTCAGGTGGGTCAGTGTATTCAAATGGAACTGGTGCGGTAACCGGTGATTTTATCGCCATTCAATTCACAGAGGATTCAGTTCTTGGTGCGATAAGCACGAATTACTTGACGAACTCAGCAGACCTAATTTCTGACGGAACGACCTTCAGCCAAGGGCAGACTTTGATGGTCCCATGTTCTTCGGTGACACTTTCGTCCGGAGCGGCGATTTTATATAAGGCTTAATGCGGCCACTCGGTTACAGTTTGGGAGTTGGTTCGGCAGTTATTAGTTCTGTCCCTTCGGAAACCTTCACTGCGACATTATCCACGACTGACAGCTATGCACTTTCAGTCAATAATACTTACACCCTAACCGTTCGTCCAAGCACGGCAATTAGTGCGGGTGATAGTATAAGCATAGTTGGGCTCACAGGCTCGACAACAAGCGATAATGGATCGCTCACAGTTGCCGGAACTAACGCCTCAGTCTTTGGCTCAAGTGGGGCATGGACTCAGTCGAGTGGAACTTTAGTTTTAACTGTTGCGGGTGGTCAAAGCATACCCACAGGGTCAGACACAGTTATTACATTTGTACTTGCAAATCCAAGTTCTGTAACAGGTGGGGTGTCAAGTGTTACACTAACCTCAAGCGGATTTTCTACATCGAGCTTAACCGGTACATTCTTAAAAGGTGTAGCTACCTACAATGTAACAACAAGAGATACTGAAGCTAACATTCTAGCAAGTACACCAAGCAATCCTAGCGGAGAAGTTACTAATGCTTACGGTACGGACACGAACGATCTGTATGTTTATGACGGTAGTGCTTGGTATATTTATAACAATGACTTCAGTCAGATTGGACTGTTTATAACAGTTACTAATTCAGAAGCTACAATCTTAGCATCCACACCTGAAGCATACACCATCGAACAAGCATCCGACACAGACAATCTTTATGTTTATGACGGTAGTGCTTGGTATATTTATAATGACGATTACACACCATGAGTACGATTACACCTTGCACATCACTTACTAGACCAACAGCATCAACGGGTCGCATAGCTTTTGAAACGGACACCAAGAATGTCATTGTATATGACGGTACAGCTTGGAGAGGGTACGGTTATGATTCAGTAGCTTTTGCTGGTAAGACTAATCCTTACGCTCTTAACTTCGGTACAGGTTCTGCCACATCCGCTTACAATGACAGTATAAACCTGTTTGCTAGTGGCGATTCATTTACTTATTTGTACTGGGTAAAGTTCGATTCAGTAGCATCAGGTCAGTATATGATGTTTTATGATGATGCAAGCTCTTACGCTAACGGTTTTGCCCAGCGTTTCTCAGTAAGCGGAGAGATTACAACACAAGCTAGAGTAGGTGCGAGTGGTGGTGTATCTTTTGCGAAAACAGGTTTCACTACAGGTGAATGGTACATGATCGCTATTACTTATGATAGCTCAACAATAGCTATGAAGTATTTGAGTGATGGTAGTACAACAGTTAGGGACGGTGGCAGTGCTAGTATCTCAAGTTTAGATGTTGGCCCTGAGTTAAGAGTTGGTAGCGATCAAAGCAAAGGTAACACGGTTGACGGTATTATCGATGAAGTTTGTTTATGGAACACAGCTTTAAGTGATGCTACATTAAGTCAGGTTTATAACTTTGGTAATCCGATTAATGTCACAAGTAATTTAGGTGACTACACTAATTCGAGTAACTTGGTAGGATATTGGACAATGGA